ACAACTTGCTGGCATTAACGACAAAATCCGCGCCGCAGAGTTTGACCAAGACCAAGCACTTCAAATTCGGCTTAAAGGTGAGGCGGACGTTCTCAAGCTTGCGTCTGATATTTCAATGGTCAGGCTCAGCGACGTTCCAGCCGCTGAAAAAGTCCTTCAAATTGCCAAACTTGAAGTAGACATACGTGAACGTCAAAAGACCACGACACTGGAGTTAGCCACACTGGAACGTGACCGCTTGCGTAGTTTTCAAAATACTATCGAAGGATTAGAACTTGAGCTGGCATCGTCTCAAGCACTAACCCGAGAAGAGCTTAATCGCCTTGAAATTGAAAAGAAACGTTTAGCCCTGCGTGACAACAAAGACCTTACTCAAAAACAAAAAGAAGATATTATTAAATTAGAGGAAGCATTACAAAAACAACGGAGCCCACTGCAGAGTCTTATCACCGACGGTGAAAGACAGTTAAACGACCTAGAACAGGTTGCCGTAAGTGTTTCTCAAGGCATTGGCAATGCCATTGCCAACTCGATGAGTCAAGGAATTGTTGGTCTGATTGAGGGCACCAAAGACGCCCAGCAAGTATTTGCTGACTTCCTCAAGAGCGTCGGGGACATTCTTATTCAAGAAGGCACCCGCATGATTGCGATGTACATCGCCATCGGCATCGCCAAAGCGTTTGCGGGTCTTAGCGGGGGAGGTAAACAAGACGCCCCAGACATTAAAGGGTTTAGTGCTTACAGCATCAGCGATCAGCCTCTAACCCTTAACGACTTTCCTAAATATGCCGAAGGGGGCTTTGTCACCGGCCCTACCCGCGCTGTTGTCGGCGAAGGCGGCGAACCGGAGTACATCATTCCGGCCAGCAAGATGCGCGGCGCCATGAACCGCTATGCAGCTGGCGCCCGTGGTTCTGCCGTGATCCCGTCTGGCGGCGACGAAGGCGGAATGGGTGGCACCGCAACTGCGGCACCTGCTGCCATCGACGTGCGCTACACCGTTGAACGCATCAACAGCGTGGATTACGTTACGGCTGATCAGTTCCGCTCTGGTATGCAGGAAGCAGCCCAGCGTGGCGCGGTCCAAGGCGAGCAGCGCACTCTGCGTAGGCTGCAGATGTCGACCAGCACCCGCAAGAGGCTTGGGATGTAATGGAACTAGCGATCGGCAATTTCATCACGTTCAGTGACAACGGCATCGTTCGTCAACGGTTCCAAAACTTCTTTATTAGCGAGACGATCACCTATAGCGGCGAGGAGTATGGGTTTCTGCCGTTTGGCTTCTCGGGGGTCACGGTTAATCGGAGTGGCGACAACACTGACGCCAACTTGGTGCTGCCTAACAACACGCTTAGTCGTAACTGGGCCGTCGAGGCTTTAGACAACCGTTGGATTGCGCACGTCCGGGTCATGCTGCTGGATCCAGACGATCGAACCAGCTTTACCCAGATGCACCAGTACTACGGAATGGTTTCAACAGGTCGATGGAAGGATGCGGAGCTTGACCTGACGCTCAATACAGTGCTGGATGCAGTTGGGTCTGATATTCCGCAGCGTCGGCTCACCCAGCGGCTGATTGGCAATATCCCAAGCACCAGTGGCGTCCGATTGCAGTGATTTGATTGGGCGCCCTTATCGCTGGGGTGCTGATGGCACGGATGCCGAAATCGACTGCATCCATCTGGTCTATGTAGTACTGGAGCGCCTGGAGATCCAAACCCCACCATTCAAGCCCGAGTGGTATACGGCGTCTAAACGGCAAATTGTTCGAGATATTCTGAGTTGGGGTCGTCGTATAGGTCGACCCGAGTACGATGGTGACATCTTGCTGCTCCGGCAAAGCAGCTGGGCATTTGCGGTGACATGGCAGACCGGAATCCTTTACATCAACCGCCATTTGAAAAAGGTCGCTTGGGCTCCGGCACAAGCATTTTCCGATCCAATCTGCTTCCGTATGAAAGGCATCTAATTGAGCTGTCTGGCCTCAGCGAAGAGGAGTATCGCTATTTCGTACAAGAGGTTCAGCGCCGCGCCAAAGTCCGCCCGGCTGAGTACGCGCATATCCCCGACGTTCAGAACGGTTGGGAACTTGGCCTAGCGATTGCCAGCCTTGTCATTGGCTTGGCATCAACCGCCGCATCCTTTTTCCTCGCTCCCAAGCCTCGCGCTCCACAGCTGTCGGCTCAGAAAAGCAAGCAGCTGGGCGGCAGTCAGCTAAGCCTTGACAGTATTCTCGGCGGCCAACGTTTTAGCCCCACATTTGGCTTTGACAGCCAAGCCGAACTCGCCAACTATGGCGATCCAATTCCAATCATCTTTGGCAAATGGACTGGAGCGACCGGCGGCATTTTGGTCACACCAAAGCTGGTGTGGTCGCGCATGTTCAGCTACGGAAGGCAGCAAGGCGTCAAAATGCTGTTTGTCGTTGGCGAACAGGGCGTTGGTGAAGGCGTGCCACCCGACGGCATTGATCCACCGCCCGCTCTTCAAGGAATCTTTCTAGGCAATGGATCGCTAGACGCGATCTACAACCAGAGCTTTGCGTTTTATTGGAAACGCAACACCACCACTTCAGGCTTTACGCGGATGCGTGGAGTCAACCTGACTTACGGCACTCGCGGCAATCTGGCTTCAGGTGACCCCGAAAGCTTTGACGACATTTACAGCTGCCCCACGCGAGTTAGCGATAACGAAGCAGCATTCTGTGGGGCCCATAGCCTGAGCAATAACGCTGAGTTTGGTTGTTACAGCGCTATCGGCAATGGCGCGCACTACCGCGTTAACTGGACGGTCGTCTCAATCCCCAGAGACCCCGACACCGACTTCATCAAGCTAGATCCCGGCTTAAACAACATCTACCAGCGCATCAAAATTGCTGGCCAGGCTGGCCTAAGTGATGAGGCAGTTCGCACTGATCTTGATTACGGGGTTATTGCTGACGATGGCATGAGCGGCATTGGCCGCAACTACAGCCGCCGCATGGGCATCACTTCGCTAAACGGCGTTGGGGTGTCCGACGACGAAGGCAAAGCAATCCGCACCGTCAATGTCAACGACCAAATTGAATTCACTATTGCCCACGACACAATTCGAGAAAACTACTACAAGGGCACCGATAGGGAAGTCAGCGTTCAGGACATCAACGATGCCGTAACCGAACTACGCAATAGCGCTGACGATGCACTTCAGCTTGGCGAGCTATTCATGATCGGCCGCACCACGTGGCAGGTTGTGAAGCGTAAGCTTGCCATATGGAGAGTTGAAGACAAGCAAGACCAGGTAATTACTTTGAAGTGCATTGATGTCAACGCCCCTGCCGTTAACGACATCGGCCTCGTATCTCAGCACATGCTGCGTGCTGATTACGTTTCTGACGGCGACAGCATCGAGAAGTACAACGTCGGCGTGGCTTGGTGGCCGCTGACACGCTTTGCCAAGGCAACCGTCCGCAATACTCGCCCCTGCGAAGTCACGGAAATCGGCATCCGCAGCAACGTATTCCAGCGGCTGAACGGACTTTGCAATTTCCAGACGATCATGAGCCCTCAGCAGCTCAATACTCTGGATAACGCCCGAGTAACCGTTCAAACTGGCACGGTCAATTCTTACATCAAACGCGCCTCTGTATTCACGATTTTCCTGCGCCCCGCTGGCCTAGATCCTTCAGGAAACGAATACACCTGGCAACCACTGAACGAACAGTTTTGCATTATTGGCAGCCAGCCCGTTGATCAATACAATTTCATCCGCCTGGTGCATCCCGATGAGCGCCAGTACGAGTTTCAGTTCATCCCCAAAAATGGCGCCGACATCGGTCGTCATTCTCCAGACGACGCCGAGTTTTGGTATCTGCATCACGGGGGTTCTACCGACGTTGCTTCCGAGCGCCAAACCCTTAGCGCTAATTACGTCACTTCTTACGGCACCTTCAAGGTTGTCAGCACTGGCACGACTGTCACCAAGCTGGAAATCCAACAGAACTCGGAGTTCCGCAATCTCCCCACTTATCAAGACCGCACCGTCATAAACGACCGTCCCACCAGCGTCGGCATTGTCACGCTATTGCCTGATGAACAGGGTGTAGAGACCCGGATTTCAGTTAGCGAATTTCTTGAGTGGGTTACTGATCCCAGCCACAGCTACAACGAGGGCCGCAACGGCTCATTTACCTGGGAACTCAGCAATCGCGCCGGAGTTGGCTCGGCTCAGAATTATCCCGGCGGCACAGGCGCTCGGGTCACCTTTGAATACACCCACAACGTATCTGGCGGTCGCTGGTACAAAGTTCGCTACACCCTGAACAAATTCGAACTGCCCCCTGGCCACTTTTCCGGGCAAAGTCACGTTTGGCATATTGAGCAAGAAAACATTATTGAAAGCTCGACAAACTGGGACGTTCTCAGCGAATACCTGGTTACTTTCTCAGTTCAAAGCAGCAATCCTTTTGGAAGGTGGACAGACGGCAGCAACCCGCCTCTTAACAACATCAGCCAGCGACGCCGTGTAACGGGTGTTATTTCGGCTGATGCAGTCCAAGGTCGCGCCCAAGCTTGGTACGAAGAAATGTTTGGCCCGGCGCGTAATTACGACATCGGCAGCACCCGTACCTTCACGCTGGATGGCA